ATGATGAGCTTTCAGAAGATCTATAGCCCAACGCAATTGGCGAATGCAATGAAACTGGTTCGCCAGCAAAATGGCTGGACGCAGAGCGAGCTGGCGAAAAAAATTGGTATTAAGCAGGCGACGATTTCCAATTTCGAAAACAACCCTGACAATACCACGCTCACGACATTTTTTAAGATTTTACAGTCGCTTGAACTCTCAATGACGCTATGCGACGCGAAAAATGCCTCGCCAGAATCAACAGAACAGCAAAATCTGGAGTGGTAATGCCTAAACTTGTCACTTGGATGAACAACCAGCGGGTAGGCGAGTTAACGAAGTTAGCCAACGGCGCGCACACCTTTAAGTATGCACCGGAGTGGTTAGCAAGCCGTTATGCCAGACCGTTGTCACTTTCGCTGCCATTGCAGAGGGGGAATATCACCTCTGATGCCGTATTTAACTTCTTCGATAACCTGTTACCCGATAGCCCGATTGTACGTGACCGGATCGTTAAACGTTATCATGCCAAATCCAGACAACCGTTTGATTTATTGTCAGAAATAGGGCGAGACAGCGTTGGTGCCGTGACGTTAATACCCGAAGACGAAACCGTAACGCATCCGATAATGGCATGGGAAAAGCTTACTGAAGCCAGACTTGAAGAAGTATTAACGGCTTATAAAGCAGATATCCCGCTAGGCATGATTAGAGAAGAAAATGACTTTCGCATCTCGGTTGCTGGCGCACAGGAGAAGACAGCACTGCTCAGAATAGGCAATGACTGGTGCATTCCGAAAGGAATAACGCCGACGACGCACATCATTAAATTACCGATTGGCGAAATCAGGCAGCCCAATGCGACGCTCGATCTCAGCCAAAGCGTTGATAATGAGTATTACTGTCTGCTGCTGGCGAAAGAACTTGGGTTGAATGTTCCGGACGCAGAAATCATTAAAGCGGGAAATGTGCGCGCGTTAGCGGTCGAACGTTTTGACAGGCGTTGGAATGCTGAGCGAACGGTTTTACTTCGCTTGCCACAGGAGGATATGTGTCAGACATTCGGTTTACCTTCATCGGTGAAATATGAATCAGATGGAGGCCCAGGCATCGCGCGGATCATGGCTTTTTTGATGGGGTCCAGCGAGGCGCTGAAAGATCGCTATGATTTTATGAAATTCCAGGTCTTCCAGTGGTTGATTGGCGCAACGGACGGTCATGCAAAAAACTTCTCCGTATTTATTCAGGCTGGCGGCAGTTATCGACTCACGCCATTTTACGACATCATTTCAGCATTTCCGGTCCTTGGCGGTACGGGAATACACATCAGCGATCTCAAACTGGCAATGGGGCTTAACGCATCCAAAGGCAAAAAAACGGCAATCGATAAAATTTATCCGCGACATTTTTTGGCGACAGCAAAGGTGCTGAGATTCCCGGAAGTGCAGATGCATGAAATCCTGAGTGACTTTGCCAGAATGATTCCAGCAGCACTGGATAACGTGAAGACTTCATTACCGACAGATTTTCCGGAGAACGTGGTGACGGCAGTTGAAAGCAATGTGTTGAGGTTGCATGGACGGTTAAGCCGAGAATACGGTAGTAAGTGAGATATGGGGTTTGGTCATTGTTAATGAGCATGACAATCATGACCGCCAACGACTGGATTCTTCCTTGGTTTATATTGGTGCGCATAATGTGCTACACGTTATGTTGAAAAGGCCGCTGCGAAAATAGAACACCGCAGCGGCCTTTTTACACATAACGTCATTGTGCGCAGTAGTGCATCATCCAAGCCATCTTCCTAGACTTAGTTTGTTGTTTATTGCCCTGATAGCGGCTAATACTAATGCAGCAATTACCATCGTTTTTCCGGTTTCAAGAGAAAATAGGCTTATTAGTACACCAGACCAAAACAAAATAATGCTCCATAAGTTTGAATAATATTCAATATTCGCAAATATTATATCTTTTATTTCAATATCTTTATTCATATAAATCTCCTTTTTGATACAAACAAAGGGTCTACTTGATAGATTAAAGGTACCTCTTCACAGCATTCTATGTCTAAGGCTAATGTTTCTGCTTTTAGTGCATCATTGAATATTAATGCATCTCTTAGATTTTCCGTCCACTCTATCTCATGTGATTGTTTTTTATGAAAAATTCTCACTTCCTTTAAAAACATACCATTGTCTTTATTTCTTACGGCCCATGCCATGGCATTTTCCATAATTATGTTCCTGAATTCGTCTTCTGTGAGTGAACCTTGTATTTTCCCTTCCATTTCATCGATTCTGAATGCAATGTTCTCTGACACTTCATCTGTTTTTACCACTTTGTATTCTTTGATGACTCTGAAAGCTTCCCTGTATTTCCCGTCATCATCTGACCAAAACATAATACCTCCTCCTGACTTTTTGCCTCTCTTGTCCCAGATGTTGCATGCTGTTGTGCTCAAAATTTCGCCGCGAAGCGGTTCGGGGTTCTGTGACACCCGAACTTTACCGTGGTTTCCCACGGTTTTGGTACTGCGTGGGGCTTTATTTTTTCCCTGGGCCTGGTGTCTTTGTTGATGACTTCATGTCTCTGACAGCTTCTTTCAGATACTCATCCATGAGATAGAACGCCATGTCAGTCCATTTCACCATGCGTCCGGTAGCATAGCTGACTTCAATAGCGGCTTTCTCTAGCTCCATTTTACGTTCTTCCGGTACTCGTAGGGACGTGTATTTTTTCTCAGCCATAAATCTAGTCTTTGTGTGTTTTGGGTTCATGCATGTTAGTTACATTGCATAAAAATAGCGATGCGCTCTTGTATGCATGTTTGCATCTGTTGTATAAAGTATCCAAATATTCTTGTATACATGGATGCTATGTTTTTTGATTGGTTGAGTATTGAGCAAGATTTTGGTTATCAGCTGCCCATTCTTTCAGATGTGGCATATCAGCGTATTCACCTCGATAGCGGGGAGGCTAGCGCCTTGTCTCAACCAACTTTTCAACATCGCGGCTCTTTCTGTGACGTGGTTTCGATCTCAATCCGTGGTTCAGTGTTAAAAATGACTGGAAATCCTTCTCGTTGGGGGCGTCTTGATAATCTTTTTGGACTACCAACAGTAGATGCTTGTGTCATGGTATTTAATCAGATTCTTAGTGATCTTAAATTGCCACTATTTACTAAGTGTACAAAATTGATGCATGGGCAATCTAAAGAGAATGAAAAGGCTCGTGTAATCGTAGATGGTGCCTTAATTAAAGAGTTGCATATAACATCAAATAGATCTGTCGGCAAGGGAAATGAGGATGATTATATTTCCGGTCTTTCTACGCAAACATATCGACATAGTGTTCCTCGACTGCATTCTAATGGGAAATCAGTTGATTGGCTTTCCAAAAAAGGTAATGTCAATCTTATATACCCAACAGTGTATAACAAAGCTCATGAACTTGAATTGCATAGCCTTGTAAAAATTAAAAATAAATTCTCTGAAAATTCTGCAGAATTTAAATATTTTATTGATGTTATTAATTATTGTAAAGAAAATGGAATTATCAGATTTGAACAAAAATTAAAATCGCGTTTTTTGCAAAAACATGCTTTATGTTTTTGGGGGTTATCTGATTATTCTTTATTAAATAAGTTACATTCTGATTTTCTTAAACTTGATGAAAAATTATCGGTGAATGCTATGGACTTTGAAACTATTAGTGAACATCTTGTTAGCCGCGGCATTGTAGATACTACTCGCGCAGCGAACACTACAGCAATGTATGCTATTCAATGGTTTCATGGGCATGTTTTTGACTTAAATAAAAAACAAGTACAAACACACCGAGCAAGGTTAAGAAAGATTGGTATTGATATTGCTCAGAAATGCAATATTTCTAAATTTTCTCCTGTGGTTGTCAAACAAACAAGGGAAATTAAAGTTTCTGATTGTATTATTCCATCCTGGTATCTGAAACCATCACATCTTCGTGTAGCGTAATTGAAAAGGTGAATTTATGAGTGATTTAGGAAATTTAGAAACAACGGTTACAGGTAAAATTAAACGTTTCAATAATAGTAATGGGGTCTTTTATACGACGGTCGTTTCTCCTGCTGTGGATGCTTACAGTTACCCGCCAGTTATAAGAATTAAGTCAAAAAGATCATTGGGGCGTGTTGGTGATGAAATTACAGATATTTTGTGCCGTGTAACTGGTTATGAGAGGAGTTTTCCTTTTATTGATAAACAAACAGGAGAACAAAGTCGCGGCTTTAATGTTGATATGCTTCTTGAACTTGTTGAGTGATTATTGCTATGGCTTCTCAAAACGGAAATATAACTGGCACGATTTGCAACAGAGCAACAAATGATTGTCATTCTGTTATGTTGACTGTCTCTGAGTTGCCATATCAGCAACCCCCTGATGTTGATTATTCTGTGGCTGCTCAATATTGGGGAGTTGCATTTACGTCTGTCATTTTTCTTTGGTTATTTTCAAGGGGAATTGGCATGATACTTAAACTTGTTAAGAATGCTTAATTTAAGGATATTTTATGAAATTAAAACATGTAATCGTTCCTTCACTTGTATTAGTAGCATCATCTGCTTTTGCTGAAGGTGCAGCAAAAGGACCAGATCTTTCGGCTCTTACTAATTCAATCGATTTTTCAACGGTATTAGTCGGTATCATGGCTGTTGCTGCAACCATTGTTACATTATATGCGGGATTTGCTGGCGTTAAGTGGATCCTTCGTATGGTTAAAAGTGCCTAATTTTTATGAGAGGGGCTTTGTGCCCCTTATTGATGTATGAATGAATATGTTTTTTACTTTATTTGCTTTTTATGGGGGCTTTTATGTGCGTGGGCCGTAATCAAGGGTTTGGATGGCTGATTATCTTCTTACTGTTATTTTCATCATATGCGCATAGTTTTTTACCTCTTCTGGCGAGAAGTGCCATAGGAGGGGTTGTTGGTCGTGTTATAGCTTCCCGAGCAGCTGCTGTTGCTGCCAATGATGCTGTTTATTTAACTGTAGTAAGTAATACATCCCGTTCCTTAGCTACATCAGCTGCATCAAAAGCTTCATCGATTGTTTCCAGTGGCTTTTTCAAGACAACCTCTAATGTTCTTACATGGGGAGGCATAGGTTATACCATGGGAACTATAGGTCATGATGATTTGGTTCCTGATGGCGTTAGCGTTGATGAACAGGGAAATTATTTTATTAAAGGTAATGGCGGAGGTTCTGTTATTGTAGTTGATAAACCATCAAATGATTATCCTTATTATATTATGTATGGCGGAAAATATTATTATGGATTTAGTAAGAAAGCTGTTGCTCAAAATGTTTTTTCATTAATGTCTTCATCAGGTGAAATTAGATGTGGCTTCGGATGGGAGTGTACTGTAACTAAGATCCTTTCTGTTACTGAAGGTGGCCTTGGGGGAATTAATATTAATTTCGAAGCTATTCGTAAATCTGATGGTTCTACAATTAGTGATACAGAAACTTTCCATGTTAGTGTTAACGGAGAATATCATGGCGTTATCCCGGAAGAGGGCATTGAAGATGAAAAGGATCCTGTAAAGGTAGGGCAATACATTTCTGATAAATTATCAGAGTTAAAACTTGATTTGGATACATTGGCAAAAACAATTAATGCTGTCTGGATGGATGCTGCATCAAAGCCTGATTATCAGGGGGTGCCATTTTCCTCGTCAAACCCTGTTACTGTTGATGAAATAAAATCCGTTGCTCCTGATGTGGTTAATTTAAAACAGCAAGAGTGGATTAAACCCGCACAGGTTAATGCTAATTCACCTGTTGAAATTACTGTGAAAGGAACTTCAGATATTCATGTGGATTTAGGTGACGATCCGAAAGTAACAGCTCCTGATTTAGCTGAACCGCCAACAGGAGAAACAATATTAAAGCCGATTGTGAATCTTTTGCCATTTGTCAAAAACATGAGTATACCCGTCAGGGATGCACAATGCCCTGTATGGAGCTTTCACGTTTGGGATAAAGATTATCATATAGATACTCATTGTATTCTTATTGAAAAAATTGCCCCACTATTAAAAACATTCTCCTTGTTGTTGTGGGGGATATTATCATTACGTATTATTCTGACGGCATAAGGTGATTTCTATGTTCGGCATTTTAGTTTCAGCATTTAATACTGTTCTTGGTTTTTTATTACGCACCGCTGTTATTAAATTTATTATTTTTTTCTCCCTTTATTTTATTGTGCAAGCATTTATTCCTGTCTTAAATGCATTGCTGCCAACAAACATTGACTTTATATCAATGTTTAATTCATTGCCTGATAGTGCATGGTATTTTATAAATATATTTGCTGTTACTGATGGTATTAAAATTATGCTTAGTGCGTATTTAACTCGATTTATTATCCGAAGAATTCCGGTTATTGGTTGATTAGGTGATTTATGGCTATTTCTGCATATGTTGGTATTCCGGGAAGTGGTAAATCTTACGAAGTTGTGTCCAGTGTTATTATTCCTGCATGTATGTCTGGACGTAGGGTAATCAGCAATATTTATGGCTTGTCTGCTGAAGGTATTTATGATTTTTGCATAAGGACTAAAAAGGCATCCGGTAATAGCTTAGGTGAAATTATCCTTGTTTCAAATGACGATGTTAAAAATGAAAAATTTTTCCCTTATAAAACAGATGATGGTATTTCTGAGGACTCTTTTTGTAAAGCAGGCGATTTAATTTGTATCGATGAATCGTGGCGTATATGGGAAAATGATAAAGCTATCCCGGCAAATCATCGCTCTTTTATTGCGGAGCATCGTCATTTCGCTAGTGAACTTACAGGGATAACCTGTGATTTAGTGGTCATGAATCAGTCTGTTGCAAATTTGCCGCGTTTTATAAAAGACAGAATAGAAACGACTTACAGAATGACGAAACTCGTTTCTCTCGGGCTACGTAATCGGTATCGGGTTGATGTTTTTACCGGAATTAAATTATTTAAATCGAATTTAACTGTTAGTTATCAGTGTAAATATGATAAAGCCATATTCCCCTTGTACAAGTCACATGAGAACGGGCAGGGGAAAGAACTTGTGGTTGATACCCGCCAGAATATCTTCAAGTCACCAAAACTGTGGTTTCTGGTATTGTTTCTTTTTATCTTAACCTTTTGTTCATTATATTATTTGTATTGGTTTTTCAACACAAGCATGGGAACGACTGAAAAAACAGAAAGCGAATCAACTCAGTCGCCATTAATGGTTTCAGATATGAAAGGAACTGCCCAGGCTTATTCCCCGAAGAATCAACCAGATTTATCTTCAGAATGGCGTATTGCTGGTCGCTTTTCCAAAGATGGTAAGAGCTGGATTATTCTTGCAGATAGTTCAGGAAGATTACGTATTGAGCCATCTTCACAGTTTAATTTTGATGGTCTGATGGTTACCGGAGAACTGGACGGACAGCGAGTAACAATTTATTCAGGGGTGTTAAAATGA